CTCGATTCCCCAGGCAACAGACAATCTCTCTGTATCTCAGGGGCAAATGCTGACTAATTTCGGCCAGCTCAATACGCTCTATGGTCTCGATCACGTTACCTTGAATAACGCGACATCGGCCAATAGAGGATACCACCAAAAAGTCACTTTTGTGGGCTTCCAGACCGATCCAGTGGGTATTTCCTACCCTTACTCGGTTCTCTACACAAAAGCCTTTGGAACGGCTCCTAATCAAAATTCGGAGCTTTATTTTGCTGAGAAGCGAGAGACAACAGCCCAAATCCTCTACAACCTTGTCCCGACGATCAAAGCGTATGGACGTGTAAAGTCTGATGGAACAGGAAGTCCAACAAGTTGGACATTACAAACAACTAATTCATTACAAGTTAATATACAACCTTCTGGAATTGTTGGAACTAGTGCTTTTAGTTTTAATGTAACTTTTACTAATCCGCTAGATTATGATACATATTCAATATTCTTTACAATTAACACTAATGTTAATTTTCCAGCAGTAGTTGACCGATCACAATCGGTAAATGGTTTCTCGGTAGATTGTGGAAATTTTCCTCCTACAACTAACAACATCGTAACCTTCATGGTGATCTGATGGCCGGTTTCCAGCCATTTGCCATTACCGAGTTTAAGACTGGTTTATTCCAATATCTCCAGCCTTGGATTCGCCCTATCGACGCTTTCGAACCTTTGGTCAACGCCTACGTCTATAGAGGGACCCTGAATAAAAGACAGGGCTACTTCCCTTTTGGCCTCGATAACCCGCATGGCAATGGAAATGGGCAAGGTCGCCTCTATTACCAGGACTACCTCGCCACAGGCAATGGTGGGAACACCTACACTGGAACCCTAACTCTTCACCCGATCATCCAAGGATCTTTTGGCCCTTTCTCCAACGTAGAGACCTTCACCGATAATGGCGATGGGACTCTAACAGGGAGCATGGGAGGAACGGGCACGATCAACTACACAACAGGAGTATGGAGCGTCACATTCGCCGCTGCCGTCCCTGCAACTCAGGCTATCTATGCTAATTTTTCTCCTTTTCTTAGTTCCCCTCGCATTATCATGGGGATTAAAACATGGACAAATGAGTCCGATGGTTCACAAAAGCTAGTTGTAGCCGACACGAGGCGAATATCGGTATTTGACGATACGAGCCAGATGTTCATGCCCGTCAATTCGATAAATCAAATCATATGGGTGAGCGATGGAACTACTACAAGCATCAATCTTGATACTGGCTGGGCCGCTGTTAGCCCTTATAGCGATGGTTTGGCTCGGACCTCTATTACCCTGACCGATGGAACTAGCACAATCCAAGACGATGGTTTGGGTGGGTTTAATTCGTCTGGCAACTTCACTGCCGGAAGCACCGTTAACTATTCCACAGGCATAATCACGCTAAAGTACGCGGCAGTGAAGGGCAAAGTCATCACGATGACCGCCAAGCTTGCTGGGGACTATTTCACTGGTGGTGCGTCCAATTTCTTTAATTCAACTAACTGGCTGGGATATTTATATCTAACTAATAATATAGACAGAATTACAAGATATAATGGAACTGCTTTAGATAGACCAGTATTTGCAATTACGCAAGCTAATAGTATTACATATACAAATAATATTGGCACAGCTCTTGGGGTCGATACTTATAAAAACCGACTCCTTCTCGAACGTCCTGTGTTGGTGAATAATCCGACAACTGGTACGCAAGGGCAGTCGATTCGCTTTAGTGCGATCAACAATGCGACCAATTTCATCGCCGATGTCACAGGGAATGGAGGCGAAAATAGCGCGCCGACAGATGATTTCATCCAATCGGCCAAGTTTTTGCGAGACGTTCTAGTGGTCAATTTCGGGACATCGGTTTGGATCTTCCGCTTTACAGGAAGCCAATTCGATCCCTTCCGTTGGGATAAAGTGTCGGTGGCCAAATCGACAAATGCCCCTTACGCGAGCATCTCTTATGACGAAAGGGTCACGGCGATGGGAGCGAAAGGACTTATCGCATGCGATGGTGTGAACGTCCAGCGCTACGATATCAGCATCATCGACCAGTTCCTCGACATCCAGCAAAAGAGCTTCGCGCAATGCTTTGCCGAGCGCTATGACTCGCTTAATCAGACCTGGCACCTTTACCCTAGCATCCCAGACCAAAACACTTTTGTGGGCACTACCCTTTCCGATTCGGTCTTGGTCTACAACTTCCTCGAGCAAAGTTGGTCGATTTTCAATATCTCGATGTCCTGCTTAGGGATCTATCACATCGTCAAGGATGTTACTTGGTCCGATTTTGCAGCTAATCTACCTCTAGGCGAGCAATGGCCTTCCTGGAATGTGGCCAACTTCCCATGGAACTATTACCTCAATGTGAGCTTCACCCCAGCGCTTCTAGGTGGGGGACAAGATGGTATTGTCTATGAGATGGACAATGGAACGACCGATAATGGCAACCCGATCTTTGCCGACATCACATCGACGAGATGGAACCCGTTTATTAAAGACGGGCAAAAAGTGCAGCTCGGCTATATAGATTTCTATTACGAGGCAGAATCCAATGCGGCTCCTGCGATACTTGAGATATCTTTTTACGTTGACAATTCTGAAGATGAGATTGTCCCTCCCGTATTTCTTACATTAGACGCTCCTACGCCCAATACAGCGCAGTTTAAGAGGGTCTATATCAATCTGACGGGGCAATTCTTCCGCATGAATATCTATAGCGGATCTCAGGCAACATTCGTTATAAACGGCATAGTCATTTGGTGTAGACCAGCCGGAAGGCTCACTCCATGAGTACAACTTCGATCCCTGTTCAACCCTCCTTAACTCCTACTACTATCATCCCCGAGAACAGGGATCTTTTCATTTCCTATCAGAACCGTACATATGAGGATATTGCCAATACGGTTAATGATAAAGTGAACACTTTCTATCCCGTGGCGATCACATCGACGCCGACAAACATACTGAATCTGCCAACATTCGGAGCGTTCATCCTTGCAGTCAGTGCTGAGGAGGCAGCCCAAGATGGCTCGTGGCCCCCTACCATCACTGTAAGCCTCTGCAAGAGTTCGAATAGCGTAGCGGGTGTTGTCAGTGTCCTCGGGAGTCAAGCAGGCCAAGGCGGTGGCGTATGGGGAGGCAAAGTTCTCACAGTCACATCGACGGCAACCAACTTCCAAATCGCTCATAATGCCACAGGGGTTTCAGGTAACTTTAACATCATGTACATAGGGACACAATGACAGAAATAGCCACATTTCTCGATAAGCTAACCTTCGTGCGACTCAAGATACCTCGGCTCATCCCAGTAGACCTCATTCTTTCCGTCAAGGGGAGGACTTTCACACCCGAGCAATTTTACCTTTTCCAAGAGGCTCAGGTTGATAATCCCTTTAATTACTTGTTCGTCTTGGTTGACGAGGACCGCAAAATACACGGCTACCTTTGGTGCGAACAGAATGTTCTGGACGGGACCCTGTTCGTCAACACATTTAGCATTTGCAAGGAGTTCTGGGGAAAAGGCGAGGCAATCCATAAGGTCATCCCATTCCTTGAGACCCTTAAGGAGAACACAAAGGCTCCTAGAGTCCTGTGGTGTACCACTAACGAGAAGTTCTTCATCAAGCATGGTTTTAAGCCCTCCAAGATTAAACTTCTCGAGTATAATGAAGAAAACAAATAGGTCAATATGGGCCAGTCGCGCGGTTACGATCGAATCAGCACACTCACCCCTGGTCAACAAGGCTTCCAGAATAATGCTCTCCAGCAAGCCTTCCCTTGGCTTAACCAAGCCGCCCAAGGCTTTCAACAGTTCCTCCCAGGTGGAGGAGGCGGTCAGGCATTTGTTAATCAGGCAAACCAGCGATTTCAGCAAGAAACCATCCCGACGGTAATGAACGCCTTCGGGACAGGCTCGAAGACCAATTCAGCCCTAAACCAAGCTCTTGGCTCAAGCGCTGCCAATCTCAACACCGATCTCGCTTCTACTCTCGCTAATGCACAGCTACAGGCTGCCTCTGGATTAGGAAACTTGGGATCAACGGCTGGAAATTTTGGGATGCAGCCATCCTTTGCTCTTCAGCAAAGAAATCCTCCCTTATGGCAATCCATGCTTCTGAGTGTCATCCCTGGCCTCTCTTCTATATTCTCAGGAGGGTTTGGGCGATGAAAAGGAATTTCGCAAAGCAATTCAAGCCAGGTACCTTCCCCGACCAAGCCCCTTTCCCTCGTGGACGCTATTACGATGATTCAGAATCGGCTACAGCGATAAAGAAGAGGCAAGGAGTCGCTTTAGGCAATCAAGTCGAAGCACGCCCAGGAATGGTGGGAAAACAAGACCGTAGTAGAGGCAAGAGAAAGTAATGGTCCAGGTACTTCCCTATCAGCCGAGCTTTGGCGAGCAACTAGGCCCAGTCTTGCAGCAAGCCATGCAAAACGTGCAGCAAGGCTTTCAGAACAGGCGCGACCAACAAATCCTCCAGGGACTTGGGAATCCTGCATTATCGCCCATGCAGCAAATCCAGGCGTTTGGGAGTTTAAGCCCGCAGAGGCAGCAATTTCTCGGCCCTCTAATTAAAGAGCAGATCAAATTAGCTCCTGCACAGCAAGAGAAAGCCCAGCAAGTGCAGAATATGCAGACGGCCTTTAAGGAATTAGAGAGTCTCGTAGATGTGACTGGGCCATTCGGATTGGGGCATTATGGTAGCGAAAGGCATGGTCAAAGAGAAAGATTCGATACCCAAGCTTTCTGGCTGACCGATCAGGTCTATACGCACTTCAATAAAGGGCAAATCTCAGATAAAAAGCTGAAATTGATCCGGGAACAATTGGCACCTAAATCTAGCCTTTCGATAGAGCAGAACAAAGCTCGTCTCGATGCGCTTCGCCGCGTGATGAATCTGCCTCCAGACATGGAAAAAGATAAAGTCAACTCGATTGTCGATAAAGAGATCAAGTCCACCAAATCGGGAAAATCGCCCGATGTAGCCCTAATCCCTAAAGGAGAGGCTGCACCACCGGCTGCATCTGCTCCAGACCTGTCCAAGAAGGTCTCCACTACCCCAGGAAAGACCTGGGTAATCTCGCCTAAAGGTAACAAAGTCGAAATCCCTGACGATCAGCTCCAAGCCGCGCTATCCTCTGGAGGCAAGCTCTATGAGCCAACCGGCGTTTGATTGGGGCCAGTACGAAGGATCAGCACCGGCTGCACAAGCTGCACCAGCGGCACCTCCTTTCGATTGGGGGCAATATGAGACGGGGCCATTCCTAACGAGTCCTACGGAGTCATTTCTAAAGCCTTATCAGCCTCCTACAACACCCAAAGAGCAAGCCCGAAGAACTGTAAGAAGTGCAGCCAATTATGGCATTAACGCTTACGCCCCTCTTGCATTTGGAAAATTTGGGTACAATCTGATAGCGAATGAATTGCAACGCCACGGAGTAAATCTACCAACGGCAGAGGAATTCATAGAAAATCTAACTGGTCTTCCATTGGCCAGTGAGCAAGCTAATCAAATTGAACAACTTTTGCCAATATTTTCTGGTGGCAAACCAGGCACTCCTGCTCCCGGTCAACCAAAACTTCCTCAACTTCCTGGCCCACAGCAAGTCAATGTTCAGGGAAGAGTCGTTCCTCCATCTGGA